AAAGTTGGCATCCATTTTTTTCTAACTTTACCAATTGCTTTTTTAATTTTACCTGGGGATTTTTTAGATGATCTTCCTAGTGCTGGCATTATTTTTTTAACTCCCTAACTATTCTTCTTTTTTCTGATTTAAGATTTTTTTTACCTTTACGAGTTCTTGCTTTTTCTGCATCAACTCTTCCAAGTTCTTCTAGTCTATTCATTCTACTAGTATTAACGTGGCCACCTTTTTTATACCCTTTAGGTGATACTTGTTTATTGTATAATCTGTTTGCCATAATGCTCCTTTTATATAAGTTTTAATAACCTGTGTCTAGTTTATTTATTAACTTCATAATGAATTTTACCACAGTCTATACATTGAGATATGCTGTGAACATCCTTCATATCTATGCATTTATGTGAGGAAACTAATCCCTTAATATAAGCTATTATTCTTTTAATCATTTTTTTGCCCCTCCATTTCTGAAAATTTGCGTACCCTTTATACCATATATCGACGCAACTACAAGAATCCATAAATTTGTGAACCAACTAGGTAATTGGGAGAACATCTCGAAAAACAATTTTACCTTGTCCATCGCTGTTGGATCGTCTGATACGACTGCCCAAGCGAGCACCAAAACGGGCAAACTTAAAATTATCAAAACTGCCTCGTCTTTCCAGTCTGACTGTCTGGCTTCTAAAAGTTTTCCCTGGTATTGTTCTTCACCCTGGGCCATCTTAGTAGCATGCATTAATTGTGCATCTGACATAGCCATCTTAGTTCGCTGCTTGTTAGCGTAAATTTTACTTCCAGCAGAAACGGCTAATTTAATTGCCGATAACCACATGTTAGTACCAGGTTGCTGTTTTATTTTTAGTAGAAAGCATACGTCTTGTGCCTTTAACTTTTACTTTATCCCCTGTTGGAATATAGTTTTTAGCATTAACATCAACTTCAGTAGCAGCTCTTGAGTCAAGTTTTACATTTTGACTTGGAACTTTTATTTTAACGCCACCTTTTTGATAGCCGTCTTTTCCTACACCTAACTCTTTTGACATAGTTTCTCCTTAAATGAATCTGACTAAGCCACCACTTGCGTGTTTAGCTCTAGCCATTTTTTTGAAAGTCTTTGCAAGGTTATATCTTTTAGAACCCGGTTTGCAAGATGCACTTCCAAATTTTTTACCAGTACAAACTCCTTTTGTACCTCTTTTCTTAATTGATTTGTTTACTCCTTGAATCCAATTCTTATCTGCTTTTCCACCTTTAGCTTTTTTATCTCTTCTGTTTTTATTTAATAACCACCAGCTATGAGTTCCTGGTTGATCAACAGAATCTTTAGCTCTTCCACCTTTTTTAAAAGCTTTACCACCAAGCATTTCAGTTTTCTTTTTATAGTCTGCTTTTTTATATTCTTTACTAGAAGTAATTTTTTTAATTCCTTTTTTCTGTGCTTTTTTAGATCTATATTTTACACCTTGACTAACCTTCCCCATATCCACTTCCATATCGTATTTAGGTTTTTTAAGATGCTTTGGTTTTTTAGTATGTTTAACACCGTAGTCAGGGTTACTTAATTTTTTATGCATTTCAGCATCAACATTTATATGTCCACCTTTAGCTTTTTTAGTTCTCTCAGCAGCCTTCTTAGCACCTGGCCAATCTTTAGCTTTACCTTTCCACAAAATAATTCTTTTGATTTTAGGTTTCTTAGAACCTACTCTTCCGCCTGAAGCGAATGGCACTCTAGCTGTTGAATCGTAACTTGGCATAATGCTCCTTTTATATACTATCTTCGAGGACCTTTCAAGATCCTTACATCCCTTTGTTTGAATCTATCATTTTCTATCTTCGCGTCAATACCCATTTGAGTTTTTTCTAAAGAAGTATCAGCTCTTAGATGAGCTAATTCTTCATTCTGTTCTAGTTTATCTTGTTGAATACCCTGATTCATCATAGTTTTCATACGATCTAGGTTAATCTTTTCTTGACCTTCTTCTCGTTTTCTCTCATCATCCATTGCTCTAAGGTCTAATTCTCTTGCTCTTAATTTAGCAATTGGATCATTACCGAATTCACCCATGATTTTTCTCTCCTCTTTTAGGAATTCTTCCATCATCTCAGCTTCTAGTTTAGCTTTTCTTGCTTCAACTTTAATACTGAATTGTTGTAAGACTTGTTGTAATTGTGGGTTCTGTTGAACAGCTGCAGGATTCTGTTGTATTTCCTGGAACCTAACGAACTCATCTCTAAATTCTAATTCAACTTGTTCTTGAGCCATCAAATTAATATGTTCAAAAATATTCTTTTCCAAAGCACCAAGGATCATGGGATTGTTTCTTGCCATGTTCGTTCCCATGAATGCTAAGTGACAATCAATGTGAGCTCTATGGTCTTGTTTTGGAAAAGCTTGAAAAGGTTTACCCGCTAAAGCCATCATGTTTTCTGTAACAGGATCTGTTGGTACAGGTGGTTGTGGCGGTGGTAATATTAAATTAATATCTTTAACACCAATCGCTTGATACATATGTTTATACGCTTCGTATAAGTTATGCATTCCAGGGTTTGATTGTGCTAATTGTAATTCTGTTTGAGCAACACTAATTCTTTGAGTTTGAGAAAAGATATTAGGATCAGCAACCGGGATAATATCAATCTTATCATCGAAGTCTTGAACCTTAACTGTTCTTTGTGCACCCACTACATCGTAAGGATATTCATTTGGTAAGTAAGTTTTAAAAATATGTGCAAGTAATTTGAATTCTTGTTTTAATCCAACGTATAATCTTTTATGAATAGCTGACATTACACGAGAACCTCTTTCTAAAAGAGCAACCGTTGTACCAACTGCAGCCTGTTGATTACCATCACCCACAGCCATATCAGCAATAGATGCAAATCTTTGTCCTGCTTGGACAACTATTCCCATTAGTTGTAATAATGTTGCCGATGGTTCTTTGAAAGGTAGAGGCATAAATGCATCTCTAATGTTTCCACCTGGAGCATCGACATCTCTAAATTCTCCTGGTTGTATGGATTGTGCTTGATCTTGTACACGAATCCCTCTTTGTTTAAACCCGGCGGGTAGATTGGATAACGTACCCGCATCAAGTAATTGGCGTAGCGCAGTTGTCGCTGTTCGAGAGAGGCCACCAATCATATGGATCAAACCAAAACCGTAAAACCCAAGTCCTGGAAGAAATTTGAAATGGACAAAATACTGGATCTTTTGTTTTAGTGGATCGTCTGCTTTGAAGTTTCTTTTAATAGATAAAACTTTTCTTGAACCTTCATCGATTGTTACAATGTAAGGTAATTTAATTCCTGTCATATCGCCTGTGTCATCTTTATCTTCAAACCCTTCAAGGTCAAGATTGACATGGCATTCAACTAATCTAAATACATCTTCGTTTCTACCTGATCTACGAACTCCTTCTAATTCTCTTTCCTTTTTCTCAACCGGAGTTTCTGTATCGTAACCTGGTTTAATATCGATATCTAAATAAAATCCTGAAAGCTGTTGCTTTCTTAAATCATTTTCTGACATCTTAACCGTATGCATTACTGCTTCTGCATCTTCTAAAGATGTTGCTGTGTAAGGTACAATTAAATCATCAGCGGGTACAAATTTAGAAACCGCTCTGCTTAAAATTTCGTCATAATAGACTTTCTTAAAAGCAGAGCCGGCAAGAGGGAGGTAAAAGAGCATTTGATCAAAATCAGGTTCGTACTCGGACATCTTATCCATCAATTGATAATTCATAAAATCTCTAACCCGAGTTGCTTGTTCCTGTTTCTGTTGGTTAATGTTTCCTAGAATCTGAGTTCTGACAGGACCATCTGCGGGTAATAATTCTTTGTACGCACCTGCTTGAAACTGAGTTACAGCTTCAGCGAGGACAGGATGCGTAGCGCCCGAAGCACCTTCAAAAGGTTGCGACGGGTTAGTGTATTTGAAACCTAAAAGATCTAGACCTTTAGTGTAAGTTTGTTCCCACTCTGATCTAGAATTTTTATATTCTGTATAATCTCCAAAGAGATCGCCGCCGATTTTATCTAAAACATCGTCGGGTAATAATTCTGCTAAGTTAGTGTAATGATCTTCCGTACCTTCTTGGTTCACGGCCCCTGGTTCAAAATTAATATCAACAGAACCGTCTTCCTGTTCAACAACTTCAGGTTCACCAGGCGCTGATTCTTTAATCGTTTCTTGTGCTTCTACGATCTCTTCTTCAGGCGGTATAGTTACGGTTTGTTCGACGTTCGGCAATGCCTTGTCGATGTTGTCTTGATCTGCCATTTAATTTCTCCAGTTTGATTGTTTTAACTTGTTTTGAAGGAATATTCAACCCTTGTGGGTCAGGTCCTCTTAATGGTGGAATTGTTAAGGTTAATCGTTTAACCATAATATATCCTTGATCCCCGGACCGTGACTTCTTTTGCATCCTCCGGGTGTCTTAAGAATCCTCCTTGCCTCAATCTCATTACTGCTTGAGTCATCGAGTCAACGTAGTCATCGTTATCTCCATTCGGGAACGCTGCACATTCCTCGATAACTTCCTGTGCATATTGTTTATGCATAGGAGCCCACACTCTACCACTTTCAAAAAAAGGTGCAACTGAATTAACTCTAACGTGTTTATCGTTACCTCTTGAAGGAGTGAAATTGACTACTGGAATTTCCATGTTCCTTAATTCGTGAGTCAGTGGAATCCCTGAAGCTTTGGCCTCGATTAAAACCATATCAGGTCGCCAAAAGAGATATGATTCATGAGCCACGCGTCGAAGCTCGGGGAACTCGAACCGGTCTTTCTCAGCATCTAACAGGATTATATGAATCCCGCCGTCATCATCACGGAACACGCCCCAGGTAGTAATAGCTGAATAGTCGGCAGATTCCTTTTTCAAGAAAGCTGTATCATAAGATTGTATAATGTAATCCACTCTAGGAGGGTTATCATCTGGCCAATCTCTCCACCACTCTCGTTTAATAATTGCTCCTTCGTCCGCTGTCGGTTGTTGCATAAACTGAGCATTCCATTTCTTAACGGGTAAAGATGCTTTCTGAGTTTCTAATTCATCTATATTCCAATACTCTGGCCATACAGGTTTTCCATTTGGTAAGATTGCTGGGAACTCAATAACTTCCCATTGATCACCTTTAATTTCTTTTTGAGATTGTATAAGTCTTCCTGTTAAATCTTTAGTAGCCCAACGAGTCATTACAACTACAATGGAACCTCCTGGTTGAAGACGCTGTCTAGGTCCTGAAGTATACCACTCAAAAGCTTTATCAAAACCTTCTTTACTCAATGCATCTTGTTCCTTGTGTGGGTCATCAATGATCAATAGATCAGCACCCCTTCCTGTAATAGCACCACCAACACCAGCCGCAAAGTATTCTCCTCCGCCTTCGGTTTCCCATCTTCCTGCTGCTTTGGAATCTTCTTGGAGTTTAGTTTTAAATACTTCCTGATATTCAGGTGAATCAATTAGGTGTTTAGCTTTACGACCAAATCTTACAGCAAGTTCTGCTGTGTGGGTCGTTTGAATAATTTTTAATTTTGGATTCTTCCCAATCATCCAAGCGGGTAAATAGTTAGAAGCAAATTCTGATTTGGTATGTCTAGGGGGCATATTGACAATGAGTCTCTTGATTTCGCCCGTAGCCAATTTATTAAATTTTTCTGCTATGATCTTGTGATGGTACCCTTCTATAAACTCAGGCCACATATGTTTAACAAACGATAGGAAGTCATTGGTGACTAGAGACTCCTTTTCTCTTTGTTTAATCTTTAACGCAGCTAATAAATATTCTCTTTCGTTATCCGGGTTCTCAAAATTTTTTATAATATTTTTTTTCTTTTTGGTCATAAGTGAGTTAGGATTTTAGTCCCTCTGACTGTATAAATCCTTGACTTTAGTCTTAAGTTTAGGATCCCTTTTTAGTTTAAGGTATTTAAGATTATTAATCAATAGTAATTTACTATTGCTTTAGTATCTCTATTATAATGTACTTCGTACTCTTATCTTTAAATAAATAGTATACCTAAAGGTATACTCTATATCTGTGGAATTTTGAGCGAAAAAAAACAGGCGCAAGTATTAATTGCGCCTGTAATTTAATAGATGATCTAATTATTTATTTTATCACTCATAAAGTTTCACACTCCTCTAATGTTTTAGGTTTAAAGTGTCTATCTCTTTCTATTCCTAAACCTAATTGACCTTTGAAAGATAACAACTCATCAAGGTTAACATATCCTAACTCTTTTTCAGTTAAGCAACATAAACCGAATGCGTTATTATTTTCAGGGTTTAATTCCGACAAATACCAAGTCCCCATACCTGTTGGATTAAAAAGTTTTAATTCAGCTTTAAAACTTTTTGTGCCGTCCTGTGCTTTATGATTTGCAATTAATTTTTCTTTAATTGCCTTTGTTAGTATTTTCATATTTTTCCCCTTTCTAACTTTCTTAAATACTCAAAAATTTCTTTTTCAGTTTTAAAACCTTGAGTATCTAAATGTTCATTTGTTTTTAAATCAAATAAAGTACAATGATATTTATCGCCCTCATAATTTTCTGTTACCTGTACTTGATAACTATCACTATTATAAGTTAATAGATTAATATCAAATGCTAAATGATTAGTCATTTTTTATTTTTCCTTTCTGCTCATCTGTTAAATCATCATCATTTAGATAAGCTTGTTTTATTTCTTCTTCACTTGCAATAATTTTTACAATTCTTTCTCCATTATCATTTATAATAACTTTGATTAAACCTTTATTTATTGCGTCTTGCATTGCAAAATCAAAACCCTCTTTTATTTCTTTTAAAAGTTTAGTTTTCATACCTGCCCTGCTTTCCATTTAATAATTAAACCTAAAGATTTAAAAACATTTAAATCATTTTTAGTAAATGTTTTTGCATTTTTCAATTTAATCATTGCGTTTGCAATATGGCAACT